AACCTGGTTGGCAATCGATCTTTCGCCTGATAGAAAACACGCAAGTTTGGTTGGGGCGCAAAAACTGGGTGAAGAAAAGTTCGTGGTCAAATTGCTGCATACCTGGTCAAATGAATTGCAATTGGACGACAAAGCAATTGCTAATGACCTGGCAGATTACGTCCGCAAGTATCCGACGGAATACGTGCTTTACTCACGGAAAACGTCAGGCGCAGTCGCGGCAAGGCTCGCACCCGCTGGAATCCCAATTTTCGACATGGACGGGACGTACCCACAAGCATGCGACGAAATGCTAAGTGCGATCAATAGCGGTCGCCTGAAACACCGTGGGCAATCCCAGTTGACTGAAGAAATGTTGTCTGCCGTGCAATTGCGTCGTGGTGACGGCGGTTGGGTTATCGGTAGACGTGCAAGTCAGGCAGTGGTTTGTGGCGCGGTGGCAACTGCCCTGGTGACACATTTTGCGACACGCCCAGAGAATGATCTTGACATCATGGTGGGTTGATCGTATAAGCCTGACACAATTCGGGCATGGGTTTATTTGATCTATTTGTGCCAAAGGTTGCGGCTGCCGTTCCAGCTGCGCCTTTGGACGTTGACGCTTCACTTGCACCATACTTTACTGAAAACAATAATTTTTATTTCTATGGCATACAAAGCGCAAACCGTGCTGAAGCAATGTCGGTGCCAACCGTTGCACGCGCCCTGGGAATCATTCAAACGATTTCGTCATTGCCAATGCACACGCGTAATGAAGCAACGGGCGAAAAGGTAACGCAACCGCGCGTGATCAATCAGCCTGACCCACGAATTCCAGGCTCAACATTTTGGGCGTGGATTATTTCAGATTTATTTTTTCATAATTCTGCCTATGGCTACGTTTTAGAACGCTACGCTGACACGGGAAAAATTCGCGCAATGGAACGTGTCGCACCTGAACGCGTTTCAATTACAACGAACGCCAACGGTACAGAAATTGATTCTTACGAAATCGACGGCACGCCCGTTGACCCGACAAATCTGGTTGTTTTTCCAAACACACAAGAAGGTTTGCTTGCACGCGCAGGTCGCACAATTAAGGGGGCTGGCGCCCTTGAAAAAGCGGCAATGAATTTTGCCAATGGACCAATACCGCAAATGGTTTTGAAATCAAATGGCACATCACTTCCAGCAGACCGCGTTGCAAAATTGCTTTCATCATGGCGCACCGCCCGCAGCAACAAATCAACCGCATTTTTAAATGCTGACGTAACACTTGAAACAATCGGCTATGACCCAAAGAATTTGCAGCTGAATGAAGCCCGCAATTACGTTGCGCTTGAATTATCACGCGCTTGCGGTTTGCCCGCATACTTTACGGATTCGCAACAGTCAAGTTTTACTTATTCCAACGCACTAGACAAACGACGTGACCTGGTTGATTTTGCGTTCAGAAATTACATGTCAATCATTGAACAACGTTTGTCATTTGCTGATTTCACACCAGCGGGCAACAAAGTCATGTTTGACCTTGATGATTTCTTGCGTGGCAATCCTTACGAACGCGCGCAGGTTTATGAAATCTTAAATCGTATCGGCGCAATGTCGATCGAAGAAATTCGCGAGGAAGAAGACATGCTGCTATGAAAAAACTGATCACACCAATTGCAATTACGGCTGCTGATTCAAACAGTCGCACAATCACAGGGCGCATTGTCACATTTGAAGAGACTGGTAACGCTTCAATTGGTAAAGTGCAGTTTGCAAAAAATTCAATTGAAGCGACCCCGGTGCTGCTTAATCTTGAACACGACCGCACACGTCGCATTGGCAAAACGCTTTTAATTCAATCAACGGATCAAGGCATTGACGCAACGTTCAAAATTGCGGAAACAACGGCAGGCAATGATGCATTGGTCGAAGCAGCTGAAGGTTTGCGCGACGGTTTCAGCGTTGAAGTTTATTTTGACGAATACGAAACACTTAAAGACGGGACAGTCCGCATTTTAAAAGGTGAAATGACTGGCGTTGCGTTAACCAGCGAACCAGCAATCCGATCAGCGCGCGTCGCTGAAGTAGCCGCCACAGAAGGCGAACAAGAAATTTCAGATTCGACAATCGAACCTGAAGCACAACCAACAGAAGGAGAAGACGAAGTGGAAGACACCGTCAAAGACGCTTCAACCGCCGAAACGGTAGAAGCCGCCCAGTCAGTAACCGCAAACGTAAATGCTGCGGTCGGTGGTTGGACAACTAAGCCACGCTTAGAGTTCACCGCCGCTAAGTACCTAGAAAACACAATCCGCGCTTCATTGGGTGACGAGAATGCTCGTCAGTACGTTGCAGCAGCAGATGACACAACAGACAACGCAGGTTTAGTTCCTACACGTCAATTGACTGAAGTAATTAATGGACTAGCAAACACGACAAGAAGTGCCGTGGATTCTATCAGCCGTGGGGTTTTGCCAGACGCTGGAATGTCCTTTGAAATTCCAAAGATCACAACAATGCCAACAGTGGCAGAAACTGCCGAAGCAGGCACACCCTCAGAAACTGATCAGGCTTCTAGTTTCCTTTCAGTATCGGTCAAAAAGTACGCAGGGCAACAGACATTTTCCGTTGAATTGCTTGACCGTACTTCACCACTATTTTTCAATGAATTATTGACAAACATGTCAGCAGCGTACGCAAAAGCAACAGACCTAGCGGTTTACACTGCACTTGCAAGCGGTGCAACAGCCGACGCAACAACACTAACAACATACCCAACCGCAGCTGAATTGCTTGGTTTTGTTTCCCGTGGTGCTGCTTCAGTTTATTCAAACACACAGGGATTTGCGCGCAACATTCTTGCAAACACTTCACAATGGGCAAACTTGATGACATTGAATGATTCAGGTCGTCCGATCTACATGGCTGCACAACCTTCAAACGCAGGCGGTTCAGTTCGTCCAGATTCAATTCGTGGAAACGTTGCAGGACTTGATCTTTACGTCACCGCAAACGTTCCGTCAGCAAATGACACTGACAAAGATGATTCAATGCTGATCATCAACCCAACTGCATACACATGGTATGAATCACCAACGTATCGCCTACGCGCAGACGTTATTGCTTCAGGTCAGGTATCAGTTTCGGTCTATGGATACGGTGCAATTGCAACGAAAATCGGTGCGGGCGCGTTTGGTATCAACAAGACTTAATAACTAACCCCGACTAATCATGCGCGGCGGTCACTCCCGAACGTCGCGCAGCCGAACGAAAGGAAACGGACATGCCAGTCATTGTTACTGCAAGCCAATTGCGCACGGTGCTTGGCGTGTCCGTTTCACTTTATTCAGATAGTTACCTAGACGAAATTATTAACACTGCTGAAGCCGTTATTTTGCCCATGCTTGTTGCAAACACTTCAGCCGTTAACGCGTACAAATTAGAATCAAACACTGCTTATTTTTACACCGCCCGCGAACACCATTTTGTTGCTGGTCAGTCAGTCATTGTTGCTGGTTTGCCTGCGCCCTTTACTGCAACACATACAGTCGTGACCGCAACGCCCTATTCATTTACCGCTGCATTGACTTCATCAAATGTCACATTGCGCGAAATAATCCCAACAGGCACGGCAACACTTTCAGGTTATTCAGCAGCTGACATTTATGCAACCAGCGCGCCAATCGAATCAGCCGTTCTTGCGGTCAGCGTTGAAGTTTTTCAATCACGCGTCGCAGCGGGTGGAGAAATCCAAGGCGTAGATTTTGCTAGTACGCCTTACAGAATGGGACGCAGTTTGACCAACCGCGTGTCAACCTTGCTGATGCCATTTTTAGACGTCGAGACGGTCGTGCAGTAATGCCAGCCAATTCAGTTGCCGAAACCCGTGCAGCCCTGGCAACAGCGTTCAGCAGTTTAGCCGCAACCAGTTATTCAAGCGTGCCTGAATCGCCAATTCCACCAGCAATAGCAATTTTGCCTGGTTCGCCCTACATGGAAGTTGTTTTGATCGGTAAGGCAAAAACACAGGTCAAACTTAATTTTGCAATTTCTGCAATTGTTGCTTCAAATAGCAACGCAGGTTCACTAGATAACCTGGAAAAACTAGTGATTGGAATTCTTGCGGCAATGCCCGCAGGATACGTTGTTGGCGTTGTTGATAAGCCGACAGTGTTGGAAGTTGGGCAAAGTCCAATGCTGGTTGCTGACATAAACGTTTCGACGTACTACACACAAACAACATAGGGGACAAAATGCCAACGACAATCATAACTGGTCGCGATTTAGTCGTGACCATTGCAACCGTAAACTACGACGCACAGGCGACCAGTGCAGTGCTTGCAAATTCACCAACCGTTGAGACGTACCAAACACTTGACGGTAAGGCTTATAAGCACATTGACGACCAGTGGAATTTCGACGTTTCAATGCTTGCAGACTGGGGCGCAGCGTCATCATTGTGCGAAGCCCTATGGACTGCATGCGAGACAGCACCAAACACAGTTTTGGCCGTCTCACTGACTGCCGTGACAGGCGCGGTTTTCGCGTTCAACGTCATGCCAGTATTTCCAAGCGTGGGCGGGTCAGCACCTGACGCCCAGGTTGTTGAACTATCATTCATTGTGGTGGGAACACCAACTGAAACATTCAGTTAAAATCTAACAATCGGGAGACAAAATGAAGTTACCAATAACAATTGAATACAACGACGGCGTGCAAGCAACTTACGTTGCAGCACCGCCTGAGTGGGTAAAGTGGGAAAAGCACACAGGCAACACCATTTCACATGCACAGGACAAGATAGGAATTAGCGATTTGGTTTTTCTTGCTTATCACGCCATGAAGCGTGAAGCAGCTGGAAAGCCAATTAAGCCAATTGACATTTGGACTGAAACCATTGCTGAAGTGATCGTTGGTGAGGCAAACCCAAAAGTTATCCAGTCGGAAGCCTTAGCAGAATAGTTTGGGAAGTAGCCCTGGCAACGGGGCTACCGCCCAGCGAATTTGAAAGTGCCGAAGACATTTTGACGGTCATTGAAATTTTAGAGAGGCGGAACAATGGCAAGTGAGGCGATCAGTTATGACAAAGCCGAATTGCGTGCCATAGCCAAATCTTTTAAAGCAATGGACGAAGAAGCGTTGGAACAAACCAAATCCACGTCAAATAAATTGGCAGATTTTGTCAACACAAAGATTCAGGATTCAGCGCGCCAAACTGCGGCAATTCCAAAGGTTTCGACCCGAATCGCCGCTGGTGGCAAGGTTTCCAAAACATCAAAGTTTGGTGAAATCAGTTATGGTTTTGCACGCCAAAAATTTTCAGGCGGTGCGACCACGCAAGATTTATGGGGCGGTGCTGAATTCGGTTCAAATAAGTATAAGCAATTTCCAGTGTGGTCAGGTCGTGAAGGTCGCGGGTCACGCGGTTGGTTCATTTACCCAACACTAAGAAGCGTGCAACCTGAAGTGATCAGGCGTTGGGAAACCGCGTTTGCTGACATAACAAAGAAATACGATTGACATGGCAGGTTCACGCACGCTCAAACTGACGATACTCGGTGACGTTGACAATTTAACCAAATCGCTTAAAACGGCTGAAACAGACACGAATAATTTTGGCGACACAATTACCAAAACAGGCAAGGTCATTGGTGCTGCATTTGTAGCCGCCGCCGCTGCCGCTGGTGCTTACGCAATCAAGATAGGAATTGACGGCGTTAAAGCAGCCCTGGAAGATGAAAAAGCACAAACCCAGTTGGCAATTGCAATCAAATCTGCAACAGGTGCAACTGACGAAAACATTAAATCCATAGAACAACAGATTCTTAAAACGTCACTTGCAACTGGTGTTGCTGACGATCAGTTGCGCCCAGCATTGTCACGTCTGGTTTTGTCAACGAACGACACACAAAAAGCAACCGACCTGCTCAACCTGGCATTGGACGTAAGTGCAGCAACAGGCAAGCC